GTTATTTTATTTTCGGGAAGTCCACCATACAGTGAACCTGAAAGTAAGGCATTAAAGATGTAAGAACCAGTGTCGACAAATCCATCGACGTCTCCTGCTTCTATACCTTCTGATACGATATTGGCATACTCATTCCCTGATGCCTTCACTAGATCTTTTAGAAAACTCATTATTCACTTCTCCATTACAAATTTTATCATCATACTTTATATGTTCTTTCATCATTGCCTTTATATCGCTCAACTGATGCTCCATGTATAACAGGATAGCAATCGTTGCGGAGCAAAAAACAAAAAAGATTACGTCCATTAAGTTATGATCCATAATTTATTCTACTCTATTATTCCCTTTTCGTAAAGGTACTTTCGGTTAAATAGATGTAATTCTTTTATGTCATCCTTTGATTGCCCATGATATGGCACTGCCATTTTGTTTTCAATCAAAGAATCACAGACTGATTCCCATGACTCATTCACATTGTTGTGAACATGGAAGTCTCCGATAATTCTACCAAACTTTCCTTTTGACTCATATTTCTTTGTTACAAGTTTATGTGTGCTGCCAACAGGTAGTTTTTCCAGTAGAAACTTCTTGGATAAAAGTCCAAATTTCTTTTCTTCTAAATCTCTAGTTCTTGACTCAGGTGTATCAATGCCTTCTAAACGAACTCGTTCATCTTTTAGAACGATGTTGAAACCTAAATCTATATCGATGTCGACTGTATCGCCATCGACCACTTTCAATATTGTACATTTATATTCATACATAGTTTCAATATTTAGGCAAAAAAACTGTCTAAACTAGCAGTTGGTTCTGTATTCCAGTCTATCGTATATAAAATTGCCTGTAGAGGTTCTAGAAAACTCTTTTTGAACTGTAAGTCATAATCTACATACTTGTGTAGATCAAACTCTTTTGGTAAGAAACCAATGAAAGCAATTACATTTTCATTGATAGTGTTAGGAAGTTTTAGATAACAGAACTTGATCTTCTCACCATTCTTGATCAAACTGTATCTCATCTCTAATCCTTTTTTGTTTAGATAATGATTGTATAACAAAGAACCTCTTACATGAATCGGTGTACTCTTTGTGTAGATGTTAGCATTATCTTTATACTGTAGTAATCCTTTAACACTACGAGGGAATGCTACTTCTTCAGGTGGTAGTTGAGTAAACATTATCCTGCTCTCCTCTACAAAGTTATGTATTGCTGTTTCGTCACCTTGCATGACCACCTTTAATCCTTCTTCTAACCTTTTGCGTACCCAAAGAGGAGTAGATGATTTTGCAGTTTCAATACCCATCATCTTCAACTTAGGTTGAGCAAGTCGAACTCCTTCGTCATCAAGTACATTTAGAATGTATCTTTTCTTAGCAGTCCATATACCTTTGTCTGCTATTACTTCTCTTGCCATTTGCATCTTTTGATCATAAGCATTTACATAGTCAGCAAGTTCTTGATAAGACTGATCAATAAAAGGTTCAATCTTTTCCTTAGCAATCTGATCTAAAAATTGTAATGGGTTCTTAGGATTCACTTTCTGTATCAATTCATCAAACCTTACATACACTGAATCAGTATCCATTGCGATAACATAATCGGCATCAGTCTTGAGTAAATTGTTCAACCATTCGTTAATCTTCTTTTCAATCCATTGTATAGATAACTGCCCTGCTGTAGTAATGCCTTCTGCGATTCTGAGATTAAAGAAAGCAAAGTATTGGTTAGCAAGTGCACCATATGCTGAGTTAAGAGAAATCTTACGCACCATTTGGTTATTATGACAAATGGTAATTAATGATTGTAGTTCTTGTTTCTTTTTAGGATCAGTTTCAGTTTGAAGTTTCTTTGATGCTTCAATCATTCTACCTTTCCACAACTTCCTTTCATCATAGAACTGTTCCATTAACTCTGGTAAGAATCCTTGTTTCTTCTTACTAAACACTGCACCATTAGGCACAACTGTCACATCTTTGCGTTTGATATATGTAGAATCATATTGCCCATTAAGTAGTTTCTTAACAGTGACATCTTCATGATCTTTTGTTAAGGTTTCTGGTGACATATTGTACTGCATAATCAAATGAGGATACAGTGAGTTTAAGTCAAAGGAAAGTACCCAATCGTGCCCACCAACTTGTGGTTCTTTTACATATGCACCTATAATTGGACCCTTCTTATCGTTGCCTGTTTTTAAAGCAGGTGGTGGAGTTTGTATGTTCCTATCTCTCAAGAAGTTGTAAATAATAGTTTCCCAGTATCTTACTTGACCAAAGGTATCACCATAATTACACTTCGCAGTATAAGTCATAGCAAAGATTAAATCAATCAATCCTAGTTTCTTATCTAATCTTTCTACCAAGTCAACATCTTTGATGTTGTACTCTAAGAACTTAATGTAGTCTTGTTTGTATAGTAAGTGTAGAGATGACTGTTCATAGTCCAATTTACCCTCACCAAGTTCTACTTGGGCAATGTTATCTAAACGATAAGACTCTTGGTTCTTGTAAGTAAATTTGCGATAGATCTGTAAATAATCTAAAATGGTAATACCATGAAGTTTCCAAGATTGCTGTAGATTTGTACCACCCATAAAGTTCCATTCTCTGGTGTCTGACATACCCCATGGTGATAGTTTCTTATGTTCTCCATCACCAAACAGTTTGTCAATTCTATTACAAAGATAAGTGATGTCAAAGGTTTCTACATTCCAACCTGTGATACAATCTGGAGATAGTTCTCTCCAAACTTTGATGAATTTTAAAAGTAATTCCTTCTCAGATTGACAAGGATGATAGATTATGTTTTGTTGATGATCCCATTCACCAAACCCAAACACATGGGCAGGTTGATCAAATTGTTTAAGGGTGATGGCATTGACTCTTTCATTTGCCAATGTGGGTTCGGGAAATCCTTCTTCACACTCACACTCAATGTCAAGAGTACAAACTCGAATGAGTTTGGGGTCGTACTCTATTTCACCTTGAAAGTTCTCTGCGATATAGGTATATGCCCAACGATCAAAACCATGAACCTCAAAAGAATCAATACCAGAATACTTCTCACGAAATCTTCTTGCTCCACTCATCCCATTTAGTTTAACAGGTTCGAGGTTTCTTCCGTCTAAGGTTTTATATGGCGAGTCGGGTTTATTAGAGAGAACATACAGAGTTGGTCTGTATGGCAAGGTTGCCTTTGCTTGCTTGCCATCTTTATAACCTCTTACAAGTATCTTGTCTCTAGTTGGGTGTACATGCGTATAAAAATCCATCAAGACTTATTGTACCTCAAAAGCACAATGTTGTAAAGTGGGTTCTGACTAGAAACGATTAATTTCTTCAAGTAAATCTCTGTAATGTGCCATCTTAGTCAGTTCTGCTTCAATCGTTTCCATAACATCTGGATGTTCTGCAACACCAACTGAATTGTGTAAGATGTTCAATACATTTACTTTGTGTTTGTTTATTAATGCCTCGTAATGCATTTGACCTGCTTCGAGGATGGAGTCTCTCATAGTTTTAGACATAATGTAGTTCTCTCTTTAAGGGTTTTGTCGATCGTTTTTGTCGAAGTCTAAGAATCCTGTTGCTGCGAAATACTCATCGCCAGATTCTATTGCTTTGCCAACATTAACAACTCTATCTCTGAGTCTTGTTGATCTTGGTCCAACTTGGGTTGCCCATTTTGAATCCATCATTTGTACTGCCATTTCAGCATAGTCACCAGCATCAAGTGCTGCTAACATTTTTTTGAATCCTGCTAATCTAGTCATACCCATATTAAACATCATGTTAAGCAATACATGTTGGATCTCTCCAGGGAATGCAAGGAATTTATCCTCACCCCACATGTGTAAGCATTCTTTAAAATGTTTATCAATGTCTAAAAATAATAATTCGTTAACTCTTTCATCTGATATAGTATCACCGACTTCTAGTTTTTCTAATCCTGCGTCTCCTTCTGGATTAATGAGGTGTCCTACCCCAACTGTCTTTAGTCCTAAAGAGTCTAGATACACATCATTTTTGACTCCTTCGTCAAATTT